TCGTCCGATGGCAACGTACACTACAATGATGGACATGCATACTGCTATGTCTGTGAAAGCTACACACCACCAGACAGGAGAGATAACGTGGTTACACCAATACCAACAGCACAAAACAAGGAGATGTCCCTATCAAGGGGACAGTTCTCTGCCATAGATGACCGTGGCATCAGCATGGAAGCCGCCAAAGCTTATGGAATTACGACCAAGGATGGCAAGCATATCTACCCGTACTATGATGGTGATGGCAATCACATCGCCAACAAGGTCAGGCATGTCGCAACGAAAGACTTTCATGCCGAAGGCAGACTGTCACAAGCTACCCTGTTTGGTCAACAGTTGTTCCGCAAAGGCGGCAAGATTATCACAGTCACAGAGGGCGAACTAGATGCAGTCTCTGCTTATCAGATGACAGGTAGCAAGTGGCCTTGTGTATCCATCAGGCGTGGGGCAGCGTCTGCTGTCAAAGATGCGAAGGCAGAGTTCGAGTTCTTGGATAGCTATGACACGATTGTTATTTGCTTTGACAACGATGATGTCGGCAGAGAATCAGCAGTGTCTCTTGCCCAAATCTTTGAGCCAAACAAGTGTAAGATTGTCAGCCTCAAAGCGAAGGATGCAAATGAGTATCTCAAGGCTGGCAAGACTGCAGAGTTTGTTCAGCGTTGGTGGGAAGCCAAGACGTTCACCCCTGCAGGTATCGTTAACCTCAAAAATTATGATGGTCTTTACGAAGACGCAGAGCAGGAAAGTATTCCGTATCCATACGAGGGTATGAACGAGATGCTGTATGGTATGCGTACTGGTGAGTTGATTACGTTCACAGCAGGTACAGGTGCAGGTAAGTCCAGCATTATGCGTGAGCTTGAGCATCACCTACTGAACAACACCAAGCACAACATTGGCATCATCAGCCTCGAAGAGAACGTCAAGCAGACTATCTTCCACTTGATGTCTGTCGAGGCAAGCAAGCGGCTGTACATCAAGGAGATACGTGAGCAGTACACACCAGAGCAACTCAAGGTATGGCAGGATGCTACGCTTGGTAGCGGCAGGTTCTTTGCCTTTGAT